GCCTTTGTGGGGATGCAGCGCTGCGCCTACGCCATCAGCCATTTCAAGCAAAACAATGGCTATGAAAACAAATGGCAGAAGGAGATTGAAGGCGCCCTGGCCGAATTCGCTTTTGCCAAGCTAATGGACATTCACTGGGACGGCAAGATTGGCGTCGTGGGCAAAGGCGATGTGGCGAACTGGGAAGTACGCCAAACCCATAACAAGGACGGGCACCTACTGCTACAGCCTGGTGACCTGGATCATGCCCTGTATGTCCTGCTGACCGGACAGGCGGGGGTTTATACTGTGCGCGGTTGGATCAGTGGCCGTGACGGCAAACAGTACAAGTACTGGGGCGACAAGTACAACACAGGCCGCCCCTGCTTCTGGGTGCCGCAGTCCGATCTACGGCCAATGGAGCGACACAGTGCTTTCCCAAATAGCTCATACAAGGAGATCGCATGAGCAACCTAACAGACTGGGGCCTTGAGGCCGACTATGTGGACCCCTCTAAAATCGGCGTATACCTGAAACTAAGCGCAAATCAGAAGTGCGTGGTTCGCATCCTGGGATCATTTAAGGACAAGAAACTGGCCGTGCGTGGCTGGGAAGGCTGGGTCAACCAGCAGGACAACTTTGGCGAAGAGGTACGACGCCCCCAGCGTGTGGGGATCAATGACAAGGCATCTCTGCAACGAGCTGGAGCCGAAGACATCAAGTTCTTTTGGGCCTTGGCGGTCTACAACCGCACACTAGGGGCGGTTCAGTGCTGGCAGATCAACCAGGTCAGCAACCGGGAACGCATCGAAGACTTGGTTGATACCTACGGCAACCCGAAAGAATTTGACATCATGATTAAGCGCAAGGGCGATGGGATGCTGACCAAGTACACCTTGGAAAAGGTCGACAGCTCTGACGATGACACCGCAACGGCATATAGTGCCCTAGAAGAGTCCACAATCGACCTCAGACAGCTTTTTGTTGGTGGTGATATTATGACACCCCTTAATGAAAAAGCCAGTGACGGCGATTCTAAGAAGCCTAACAAGGTGACTACAAGGGCTGACCTGAAGCCCATTGAACTGGTGCGCAACCGCATTGAAGGCGCTCAGACTTACGAGCAGTTGGATGAGGCGCTGCTCCTGCGGGATACCTATGTCGAGCGCGGTGACATCTCCAAGGCTGAACTGCTGGCACTGAAAGCCGTGGAGCGCTCTACCAAGGAACGCCTCGCTGATGAGGAGGTGGCATGACCATACACCGTGCAAAAATTGTAGAAGACCGTATTGGTGGGCTTTTGGCTAAGTACTACCGCAGTGACTATGATGCAGAGCCAAATGAAGAATACGCAGTTATTACCAGCCGAAAATATTACGAAATGGCTTTTCAGTTGTTTTGTGTATTTGAAAACAAGTTTGGTAAAGGCGATTCTTACGACGATCATTTTAAGCATGAGACATCAGCCTTTGCTGCAGAACAGGCGATGCGTGCTTTTATGGACCGATTTATGATTTTTGTGGAAGACCTAGACCATCAAGAAATCCTTGATGCACAGGCTGAAGAGATGGAAGAGCTGAAGGAGCAGTGACATGAACTACACCAAGGTCGCCAACCAGGTGCTGGAAGACGCAACGCTATCCTTGAAGGCCAAGGGCCTCTTTGCCTACCTGGTGAAGCTGCCCAAGGATTGGAAGATCCGTATCGGCGAGATAGCGAAACACCATAAGGATGGGTACGACAGCGTACAGAGTGCGCTGAATGAATTGCGGCAGGCTGGCTACCTGGAGCGCCTTGGGCGTAGTCGAGACAAGGGTAAGGTCGGTGACTGGGATTACCGCATAAACACTGGCCTTGCACCTGACAGGGAAAATCCTAGTCAGGAAAATCCCGATCAGGTTGAGCCTGACAGGGAAAATCCGGTTCAGGTTGATTCGCCGCTAGGCCAGATAGAATCTGCGATTGAGCCTGACAGGGAAAATCCGAACGCAACGCCACCTGACAGGGAAAAACCTGACAAGGAAAATCCCCGTGTATATATAAAAGACTTACAAACAAATAATACTAATACCCCCCTTACCCCCCAGGGGGGAACCACAAAGCCAAGTACGGAATCCAAAAAGGCTTCCGCCGCAACGCTACCCCCCTTACCCGATTGGCTACCCAAAGACCTCTGGAGCGATTTCGTAGAGCATCGTCGCCTGATGCGCAAACCTCTTACGCCCCTAGCCGCAACGCGAGTTATGAAAACGCTGAACAAAGTAGCGACTAAGTTTTCAGAAGCCGAAGCACGACAGTGCTTGGATGTTGCGATCATGAATGGCTGGTCAGGCGTCTTTGAACCCAAGCAGGCCGCAACGCCGCAACGCTACCAGAGTGTCGATGAGCGCAACCAGTCCGTACTTGATGACTTTTTGAAAGGAGATGCCGATGGCAAGCCGGGAAACGATAGCCAGAGCCCTGAAGAGCTGGGCGGCCAACACTGGGCGGACTATTTCCAGCGACCTAGCCTCCGAGTGGTTTGAAGCCTTCCAGACCGTTGGCGATGAAGACTTCGAACGGGCGCAACGCCAGTTGCTGTTCAGCACAGAAGATCGCTATCTGCCCACACAAGGGCAAATCTGGAAAGTCTTGCGCACCCAGCCTGCTGCCCTGTCACCACAGGCGCAGAAGCTCGACAAGGCCAAGGTCACCGAACTGGGACGCAAGTACCTTCCCAAGCTGATAGAGCTGGCAAGACGCAACGCCACTCAGGACGCAACGTCACTCAGTGGCTGATGTGTGCTGGAGGTAGAACAGAAAGCAGAATGCGTGATCTGGAACAGGGCTGTTGCCCAACTCCCAGTCCTGCCAGGTACGGTAGGGGATCTTACAGCGGCGAGAGGCAGCGGCCATACTCAGGCCCAGCGCTTTGCGGCTGTCGCGGAATTGTTCGGCAGTCATAAACCTTTTGGAGAGAGTGTGCAGGACGCAACGCCACCCAGGACGCAACGCCACTGCAGAAAAATTATTTGTTGGTGTGGTCAACCGCGATCACTACAGACCAGCGCAATTCGCGGACTGTATCATCTGCAACGCGTCGTTGAAGCGATTTGAAGTGAATACTTGCGGCTTCGTAGTCTGTGAACGTCTCCCAGGATTCATGCCAGGCATCGTCCCAATGTTCGTAGCTAATAAGAAATTCAGGTTGCTGCATGTTTGCCTTTGTTGGTTTGTGTGGGACGCAACGCCACACAGTTTGCAAAAAACGGGAAAGGGCCCGCGCACTGGCGGGCTAGGTTGGTTAAAACTGTTTGCCTTGCTTGGCAAGTTCTAGCGCGTAATCAGTCTTCAGCCAGACCGTCAACCCGGCCTTGCGTAATCGCCGGTTGCTTTCTTCGCCACCGCTGAACAGTCGCACGCTGAAGGGCTCACCCGTGGCAATCTCTACAGCGCGGCTGATGACTTTTTTAGGCGCTAACATTTGATCGTCAAACACGACTACAAACTTGGTCGAATTGTCTTCAGCACACTCCGCGATCAACTCGCGGCAAGCCTGCGCGGCCTGCTCTGCAGTAAAATCGGGAATGCGCTTGCGTGGTTCTTGTTGTCTCATCGTTGTTATCCTTTTGGCTGTTGGTCGTTGTATTCCTGCAAGCGTGCTTGATACTCATCAACCGTTACAACGATCCAAGGGCCGTCATGTGGATTGTCTTTGTCATAGACCATTTCGCCACCGATAAACTCTGCAGCATCGCAGGCGTCTTGAAACTCAATTGCAGGAAAATCATCTTCAATATCGGCCAAATAGCAGGACATCCAAGCGTCAGTAATGGCTTGGACATCCAGTAACGGAATGTTGGAAGGCGCTTCGCCGTTGCGGTCTGCATCGTGTTCCCATTCGATGTAGCCATCATCGCTAAGATTGACAAAGCCTCGCTCCTCTTCGTGTTGAAAAATGTGGCGCAGTTCTGTAGGCGAAAAAGTCTCAACCCCTGCTTTCTGGAATTCAGCGATAAACATTTCAGCAGTTACGCGGATGTACATGGTGTCCTTGTTGGTTAGAAGCATTGAAAAATAACGGTTTTGTCAGTTGTGCCGCAGACGTACGTTTCTTGGTGTAGATGCTCCGCTAACTCGTCAAGTGTCTCAAAATCCCAAGAGTAGTCGCGGTTTGCCTCTTCCAGCGTGTATTCGTAGAAGTCGCAGCAGATTGCGATCACGTCGAGTTCCATTTCTTGGCCGCAATCCTCTTCGTACTGCTCCAAGTCTTCGAACAAGACGCGCAGACCATCCCAAGTAAAATGGTCATTGCGGTTCATGGTGCGGAAGGCATCGCGGAAGGTGCTGAGTGTGACTGTTTCTTTCATGGTGGATTCCCGTTTGAGATTGGAAAGCATGCCCGCTTAATTGCGAACATACGAACACCGTATATTATAGGACAAACAACAGTCAACATTTTTTGTACGTTCACCGTATATAATAAGGTAAAACAATGCCCGTCTATCGTTTCAACGTCGTACCCGTCGCCGCTCCACGCATGACTCGCGCAGATCGCTGGAAGCGCCGTCCCTGTGTGGTCAAGTATTTTGAATACCGTGACGCCGTAAGGGCTCAAGCGCAGGCAATGGGCTTCACGCTGCCAGAGCGCTTCTACCTTTGGTTTCAGATGCCCATGCCTAAGTCGTGGAGCCAGCGCAAAAAGCGGATGATGTTTGGGGAACCTTGCCGCGCGAAAAAAGACGCCGACAATCTAGCCAAGGGCTTCTTTGATTGCTTCGGCGAAGACAAGCACGTCTGGAGCGTGCAAATCACAAAGACTTGGCACGACAAAGGCGGCATCGTTGTGACTGAGCCGTATAATAAATACTGCCTAACACCGCACTTCGAGTACAAGAGCGGCGCAGATTACGAAAGTAGCGACGGTGCGAAACGCGGTGAAGCGAAGTGCGAACAAGCTGCAGAAAAGCGGCGGCTGATGCTTAAACTGAAAGAGAGACTAGCACAGGAGCAATACGAACACGAATGGGCTTGGCGAGAGCATCAAATGCGTCATGAAGACCGCCGGCGGCCTGATGATGAGCGCCGTGGTACTTGGCGGCCAGACTTTGATGACTGACGCTTACGCTTCGCCGCCTTGGCTTGCCGTTTTGCTAGTCGTGCCTGCGCCTTCTCTCGACGCGCTATCACGCTAGGTGGTGTCAGCATATCCTGAAGGATCGACACGGGCGCGTCTGGTGGTAGTGAATGTATCGCGTACAGCATCGCAACTTGGTTGAGCGTGCGGTCTGGTGTGGGCATCGTGCCGCGTTCCTGTTCGCAGATATAAAACCGCGATAACATCAGCACTTCAGCCAGTTCTTTCTGTGTGTAGCCCAGTTCCGTGCGCCAGTAGCGAAGTAGCTGACCGGCGTTGCAAATATTTAGCGCAACATGGGGCGGCAGGCCGGTCAAGGTGGGTAAATGCTGGGGTTGGAGTGATTTTCACACAGCAGAAAAGCGGTCATGTGTTCGCCCTGATAACAAGTTGATTCCCCGCCAGCCCGCATGGTTGCTGGGGTTGATGCGTTCCATTCATACTATTATCGAACATATAAATTATCACTAATCGGCGCCAGCCCAGTGTTTATGCGACATCGGGCCATCCTACTTGGCGGTCATTCGGAGGGTGTGGGGCACAAAACGCGGCGTCGATGCTAGGTAGGTCTATCCCTTCCCCCAAACGGGCCCTGAATGAGCGTTTGCCCATCCCCCACCTATGGTGGCCTTTGCGGTACGCCTTGCATTCGCCGCGAAAGTACGGTTTGGCTTATGGCGCAACAGGAGTGTAATCACATGCCACGACGCAGCGCAAGTAGCGCCCAGACAAAACCGATAGACGTAGTCGGCCAGGACATCAACAGCGTGGAGTTTGTCCGCCGTGTGATGGGCCCTGGGACGTTAGCGGAGAAGGCAGCAGCGCTGGGCATGAGCCGCAACACGTTTGACGCGGAGCGCAAGCGTCGGGCTGATCAGATCGCGCTACAGACGCGGATTGAGTTGGACGAGAATGTCCACAAGGCGATGGCGACGTTAGTAGGCTTGTTGGACTGTGATGACCCGAACGCCAGGTATAAAGCCGCGAAGGATATTTTGGACAGAGCTGGCTTCAAGCCAACCGACCGGGTGGAGGTAACGGCGGAGGTCAAGCGGACTCCGAAGGAGATTGAGGCGGAAGTACGACAGCGCCTGGGCGATGAGTTTGGGGCGAGGCTCTTGGGCTTACAGCCGAAGGATCTGGAGCCCTTGGAGGTGCCTAGTACGAAACAGCAACCCGACATTGAAGATGGCGAATGGCAGAGTATCGCGGCAAAAAAGTAACGCTGAACAAGCCGAGGCGCACACCGGGGAAGCCCAAGAAGTTTGAGGTCTTTGTCAAGAACGATTCAGGGCGTGTGGTGCGGGTAGCCTTTGGCGACAGCAAGATGAGCATCAAGAAGGATCAGCCTGGGCGTAAAAAGAGCTACTGTGCGCGTTCTGGAGGCATCAAGGGCAAGACTGACCGCACGAGTGCGAACTACTGGTCCCGCAGGATGTGGGGCTGTTGATGGCTACAAGCGATAGAAACAGGGCACAAGCGTTGGAGTTAAAGGCGTTGGAACTCTTACGCGAAGCTAGACAGCGTGAAGAGCGTGCGGCAGAAGCCCATAAGCAGTTTTTGCGTGAAGAAATTCAAAGAAAGCATGAGTTAATCATCTTGCTAGAAACCCACCGTCACGAAATGGCGATGAGCGGCAAACTAAGGCAGGACTAATGATTTTGGAAGTGTCACGGCAAGTAGGTTTGGCGGGTAAAATTTCTGAGGGAATGCCCGACGCTATCGGGTCCGCCACAACATGTAGTTGCCACTACTCCACGCAGAGCGAAGGAGCCTATGCGTCAAAGCGATAAGGTGGATCTTAGGAGTCTCACCGAAGCTGCACTTCCAAACCTTTTTGGGGCTTGATGATGATTGTAAACTTGAGCCCATTGGAGATTGATTTTCTATTGCGGGAGCTGCAGGCGAACCAGGGGATGATTGCACCAAGTGCAAGTATCCCGGCTTGGTACCGCCACAGCATTATGGAAACTTTGCGGGATGCGCTTCTAGCGGACAGGAAGGAGCGCTGGGCCTTATCGGACAAACGACACAAGGAGTTGTTACATGCAGAAAAAGAAGGGGTTGTACGCGAATATACACGCCAAGCGGAAGCGAATCAAAGCAGGCTCCAAGGAGCGCATGCGCAAGCCGGGAGCGAAGGGGGCCCCGACAGCAAAGGCGTTTCGGGACAGCGCCAAGACAGCTAAACGTAAGCGGAAGGGGAAGTAATGCCAGGAATGACCAAGAAGCCATTCAAGTCCTGTTCGAAGTGCCCAGCACAGGGCAAGTGTAAGGCGGCAGGGCGCTGCCTGAAGTTGTATGCCAAGAAGGGCGGATACGGGCCAACCAAAAAGAAATGAATCTCGCAGTCTTTGGCTACTTAGGGGCCATCATTCTAGCAAATTTGAGTTTGCTTTGGTTTGGGCCAAGTGCGGCCATCGTCAATGCTTTTTTGCTGATTGGCCTAGACTTGAGTTTACGGGACCGTCTGCATGAGTCCTGGGGTGGTGAAGGGTTATGGCCGAAGATGTTGGTCTTGATTGCCAGTGGTTCTATGCTGACGGTAGCGTTGAATGTAGACGCCTGGCAGATTGCGTTGGCAAGTTCCGTAGCCTTTGGGGTTGCGGGTTGTGGTGACGCGGTAGTCTATCACTGGTTACGGCACAAGCCCTACTTGTGGAAGGTAAACGGTTCAAATGTCACCGGCAGTTTTTTAGATTCGATGATCTTTCCCACGCTAGCCTTTGGCCTTTGGATGCCAGAGTTGGTGCTGGGTCAATTTCTAGCCAAGGTAGCCGGTGGCTACTGTTGGGCACTCTGGTTCAACCGCAATGATACACTTTCACGGCACGCCGCTTAGTGGCGCAGAAGCGATTGTCAGCAGGCTTTTACTGAGCCGCTTTGCTTTTGTGAGCTTTGCGCGTCCCGATCAAATGGAGTTGGTATCAGAATCCGCTGCAGGATTTGCCCTAGACAATGGCGCATTTAGTTTCTGGAAACGTCAGCAGGAGATTGATTGGGACTTGTACCGCAGTTGGGTCTTGGAGTGGTATCGGCACCCGGCGTATCAGTTTGCGATCTTACCGGATGTGATTGGAGGTTCTGAAGCACAGAACGATGACTTGCTAACAGAATATGCCTTACCGAACGGGGTGCCTGTCTTTCACCAGGGGGAATCCTTGGAGCGCCTAGAGCGATTAGCGGATCAGTATGACCGGGTGGCGTTGGGGGCAACCGAGGCGCACATCCCCAGTGAAACCTTCTACTCTTGGCTAGATGACTGTATGACGGTCTTGTGTGACGTTGAGGGCAAGCCAAAGGTGCGGCTACATGGGCTACGGATGCTCAACCCCGAAATCTTTCAGCGTTACCCTTTTAGCAGTTGTGATTCCACAAACCTTGGACAGAACTACAACACGCCAGCTCGCTGGAATGGCACCTACAACCCGGTGGGTCCAGAGATGCGAGGGATGGTATTACGGGACCGGATTGAATCGTTTCAAGCCCCTTGTCGTTTTGAGCGTCCACGCTATCAACAGATTAGTTTGTTTGCGTCATGACTAAAAACGAAGAGGCGGACGCCTACGTTCAGCAGCAATGGCTGGAAGAGGTCGATGAGGTTCTGAAGTTACGGGACTTGTACGAAGAGACACGGCGCACCAGGGCCTTTGACTTCTACGAGCCCTACCCGTTTCAGCTCCGTTTTCATGAGGCTCTAGACGATCAGGGCAACCGGGCGCGACAGCGCTGTCTGATGGCAGGCAACAAGACAGGCAAGACCTACTCAGGGGCAATGGAGGTCGCCTATCACCTGACGGGGATTTACCCGGACTGGTGGAAGGGGGTGCGCTTTGAGAGGCCGATTCAGGCTTGGTGTGCAGGCAAGAGCCACTACGCCACCCGCGACATTGTGCAGGCGGAACTCTTGGGCGAGTCAGGCGATCCCGATGCTTTTGGGACAGGCGCGATTCCACGGGATTTGATTGTAAAGACAGAGCGCAACCCTGGGGTGCCGAACGCGATAGGCTTTGCGCTGATCAAGCATGTGAGTGGTCGCAACAGCCGCCTGCAGTTCAAGTCGTATGATTCTGGTCCAGCGGCTTGGATGGGTGTGGCAGTCGATTACGTTTGGTTGGACGAAGAACCGCCACAGGAGATTTATAGCCAGGCGCTGCGTAGTACGCTGAAGTCTGGGGGGCCGGTGTCCCTGACCTTTACGCCAGAGAATGGCGTCACGGGCGTTGTGGGCATGTTTTTAAACGAGCGCAAGGCGGGACAGAGTTTGATTCAGGCGACCTGGGACGATGCGCCTCACCTGAGCTTGGAGGTCCGCGAAGAGATCCTGGCAGCGTTGCCACCGCATGAACGTTTGATGCGCTCCAAGGGCATCCCGATGCTGGGGAGTGGGCAAGTGTTCCCGGTACCGGAAGACAACATCAGTTGCCCGGCCTTTCCGATTCCCGAACACTGGGCGCGGATTGCAGGCATTGATTTTGGTTTTGACCACCCAACAGCGGTAACCTGGTTGGCTCATGACCGCGACACCGATACGGTCTACTTGTATGACGCCTATCGGGAGAAGGGTTCTGGAATGTTGCAGCACGCCGAGGCAATTAAGCATAGAGGCCCCTGGATTCCGGTAGCCTGGCCGCATGACGGTTCAATCCATGACAAGGGTTCTGGAGAGGCGCTAGCAACGCAGTACCGGCGGGCAGGAATTCGTTTTCTGGGAAGCCACTTCACGAACCCGGAAGGCGGGATTGCGGTCGAGCCTGGGATTATGGCGCTACTGACGCGGATGCAGACTGGGCGATTCAAGGTATTCAATCATCTCGACACCTGGTTTCAGGAGTTTCGGATGTACCACCGCAAGGACGGCAAGATCGTGCGCAAAAGCGATGACTTGATGAGTGCGACCCGATATGCCGCACAAAGCCTCAGATACGCCATCACAAACAGTTTCCAGCCAAGACCTAGTGTAGCGGTAGGCAGTCTAAGTGACGGCACCTTCGACCCCTTTGACTTCTGGGTCAAACACCCCAGCCCGGAAAGCTATGGCCCGCTCAATTGACTTCAATCCAAGAGCCACGCTAGGCCAGCGTCAGCGTGAGTTTCAGCAACTCCAGGAATCGGGACAATCTGCACAGGAAGCCTATCAGCAGCTCTACCCCGACTACCAGACCGCTTACGATCAGGCGGTGGCCTTTCAAGATACCGTACAAGCCGCTTATGACTCTTTTCAGGCGAATAAGACCCAGGCCAACCTCGACAGCTACAACGCTCTGAGTGCCCAGTACAGCCAGTTGCAGACCAACTACCGCCAGTACGAACCACAGCTTCAGGAGTTGCAGGCGACCATGGCTGGGGCCTCTACACGCTTGCAGGAGATTGAAGGCGAGTTGCCGGGACTGCAGCGGTCCCTACAGATAGACCGGGAAGCCCCGAAGCGTCAAACACGGGAGCGCAGTGGCACTTCCATTCTGACCCGTGGGACCAGGAGGGCAGGCTCTGTCCGATGATTGAAAAGTGTACCCTTGCCGATGTGGATGCCCTGATGGCGGATTTACGCAACATGTACACAGAGATGGCGCCCTTTGGCAACCTGGACGATGACAAGTGTCTGGCCTTTCTATCAGACAGTATTGAACACCATGTCGTGCTGAAGGCTACAGACGGCCCCCACCTGTTGGGCCACATGGGGTTGCGGGTAGAGAGCCACTGGTACACAAAGGACGTAGCGCTTTACGAATACTACTGCTACGTCAACCCGTCCCATCGCAAGACCCGCACAGCCTTTGAGCTGTACAAGGTATCGAAGCACATTGCCAAAGAAGCCAAAATCCCATTTTACTACGGCACTTTCCGCAAGAGCGAAGCGGACTTTGAGCGCGTACACAAATTTTTACAGCGACAAGGTGGTCAGCAAGTGGGTTCACAATTTTTTATAGGAGTTTGATATGTGTGGTGGAACAGCAGGAGATATCATCAAGGGTGCGCAGAAAGAAACAGACAAGGCGATCAAGGGCGTGCAGAAGGCAGCAGATAGTGCGTTAGGGAATACCAGTAGTTCTAGTGGTAAAAACTATGGGTTTACGAATCTGAATACTTCTGGTGGTATTTCTGGGAATTTTGACATCGACATCCCCGAACCGAACCTGGACCAAGATTTAGCAGCACCTGTGGTGGAAGCGATTCAAGACATCAATGTGCCTAGACCAAATACGGACCAGGACTTAACCAAGATCAGTGTGCGTGGCTTGCAGGAGTCTGCAGTTGAACAAGGAACACAGTTACAGCAGGAAGCGATCAATACGGGTACAAAGATTCAAGAAACCGTAGTTCAAGCAGGGAGCAATCTCCAGGAAGCGGCAGTGCAGGCAGGCTCTTCGATTTCAGGCGGGCAAAGCAACCCGACTCTGGAAAATGCAGCAGATCAAGTAACTACCTATGTAGAAGACAAAGTAATGCCTGTGGTCAATGATGTAGCAAAGTTCTACACAGAGAATTATCCAGCCGTAAAGTTAGCCCAGGAAACAGTCCATGAATTTGAAAAGTATACGCCAAAGATTGAAGCGCTAGGCAACCTAGATGCTTCACTCAATTCAAGTGATGACGGTTATAGCTCCAGCACCACACAGTTAAGCGCAGACACCCCGAATCTAGGCGATGACAAGGTTTTCAGTGACTTGGAAACAGGCACAGGCAAAGGCTCCCAGATGTCTGAAGAGGAGCGCCTACGCCGCATCCGCCGTTTGCTGACCAACCGTTATGGTCGTGAAAAGACCATCCTTGGCGGTGCAGGAGACACAACCAGCCGGCGACGGTATGCCGTATGAGCGAGTTAGCTAGCACTCTGGTGCAGGAATACGAAGCGCTAAAGTCAGAGCGTGGCAACTGGGAAAACATGTGGCAGGACATTGCCGAACTGATGATCCCCAGGAGGGCTGACTTCACCAACCGCTACCGCGCACCGGGGGAACAACGCCGTGACCGGATCTACGAAAGCTCTGCCGTCCGGGCTTTAGTTCGCGCAGCTTCCGGGTTGCACAACACGCTGACCAGCAGCACCGTCCCTTGGTTTGCCTTGGAGACAGAAGACCGCGAACTGATGAAGAACCGTCAGGTACAGCTCTGGCTGGAAGACGCGACCCGCCGCTGCAACGGAATCTTCAATGCCCCCCGCTCTGGCTTTCACCAAAGCGCCCATGAGTTCTACCTCGACCTATTGGCCTTTGGCACGGGCGTCATGTATGTGACGCAGGAGCCGGGGATGGGGCCTGTGTTCAAGTCTTACTTTCTAGGCCACACCTACATTGCGGAAAACAAGACGGGGATGGTGGACAGCGTCTACCGGCGCTTCGATGACACCGCTAGAAGCCTATACAAGCAGTTTGGCAACAAGCTGCCCGATGAAATCGTAAAGGCGGCAGACAAGGAACCGTTCAGACGCTTTGAGCTATTGCATGTGGTCCGCCCACGTGTGAACGCGCCGGGCAAGACTTCTAAGCAGAAGCCGTTTTTGTCAATCTACATCCACCCGGAGAGCCGCAAAGTGGTGCAGGAAGGGGGCTTTGACGAAATGCCCTACATCGTGTCCAGATGGCAGAAAAACAGTATGGAAGTCTATGGGCGTGGCCCAGGTGTCGAAGCGCTCCCTGATGTGCGGATGATTAACGAGATGGAGCGTGTTGGGCTAATAGCCTTGCAGAAGGTCGTTGACCCACCTTTGTTGGTGCCAGACGATGGCTTCCTGTCGCCAATTAGAACCACACCCGGCGGCCTGAACTACTACCGCGCAGGCTTGGGACCACAGGACCGGATTGCACCATTGCAAACTGGCGGGCGGGTAGACCTCAATGAGGCAAAGATTGGACAGGTACGAGCTGCAATTGACCGCACCTTCTTTTTAGACTTACTAGAGTTACCAGGCCCTACCGCAGCCGATGGCGATGTACTGCGTTTCAGCGCAACAGAGATTGCAGCAAGACAACGAGACAGGCTTTCGATCTTAGGCCCGATTGTGGCGCGTCAGGAAGCTGAAATGCTAGGCCCTCTGGTGATCCGCACCCTATCGGTGATGTTGCGCTCTGGGATGCTAACGCCCCCACCACAGGTGCTGCTCGATGCAGACTTCAAGGTGGCGTATTCCAACCCCGTGGCAATTGCGATGCGCTCTGGCGAACTCGCCAGCATCAGTCAGTTGATTCAGTTCCTGGTGCCCTTTGCGCAACTGGACCCCACGGTCATTCAGCGCTTCCAGACAGGGCGGGTAGCGGAGTTGGCGGCAGAGATCCTGAAGGTCAGCCCCAGCGTGTTTAAGTCTGGCGAAGAGTTGGAAGCTGAACAACGTGCAGCAGAAGAGCAGCAGGCGCAACAGCAGGAGTTGGTACAAGCCACCTCCATTGCCGAACAACAAAACCTTATCAGTCAGAGCCGCCGCAATGAGTCGGTAGCCTATTTGAATGAAGCAAGAGCCCAGCGACAATGAGACTGAGCGAAAAGGAAAAGCGGCGTCTAGCAGACTACCGCACCGTCTTTGAGAGCCCACAGGGCCAGCGTGTGCTGGCAGATCTGTGTCAACGGCATGGGATCTATGATCCCTGTCATGTTCCAGGGGATGCGTATTCCACCGCCTACAACGATGGGCGGCGCAGTGTAGTGGTAGACCTGCTACGCTACTTAAATACCGACCTGGAGCGTCTTACCAACCTTTTAGACAGCCCGTATGGAGAATACGACCCAAGAGGCGACAGCGTCGCAGCCATCTGAAGCCCCGATTCAACCAAGCGAGACTGGCCTGGCGCCCGAAGGCTCCAGTGTCAACAGTTTGGCGTTCGATCCAACCAGTCTGCCCGAAGACCTAGCGAATGAACCCAGCCTGCGCAGTTTTGATGATGTCGGCAAACTAGCGAAGAGTTATGTCCACCTGGTCAAGCGCCTTGGCGTTCCCCCGGATCAGTTGGTGCGTCTGCCCTCCAGTCCAGATGACACCGGCTGGTCTGAGGTGTATGAGCGCCTGGGGCGCCCCAATGAAATCAGTGGCTATGAAATCAATGCCGAGGATGAGGTAACCGGGCAGTATCTGCAGGAAGCACACAAGCTGGGGCTTTCCAAGGTGCAGGCCCGTCAACTCTATGACTGGTACACCAAGAACCAGGAAGCCAACACCGCTGCAGACAAGGACGCCTGGCAATACCAACAACAGAACTACGTGCAGGACTTACAAAAGGAATGGGGGCGCGATTATGCCGCCAATACGGATGTGGCCCGCCGTGCGTTTCTCCAGCTTGCGGATGCCGAAACCCTGAAACTGGTCGAAGAGACAGGCATCGGCAACCATCCGGGTCTGGTCAAGATGATGAGCAAAGTAGGCCAGTTGATGGCCGAAGACGGCTTGCTACAGAACGATGTCGGCACCAGCGGGAACGGTGGTCGTGTGGATATAGAAGGCCGCCTCAGTGAACTGATGGCCTCAGACTCGCCCTACTGGGACGGGATGCACCGAGACCACGACAGGTACGTTCAGGAGGCCCTACGCCTGCGGGAACTGCTGACATGACCTTAGAAGATAAACGTGAGCTGCGCATGGAGTGCTTGCGGCTTGCGGTAGAAAACGGAACCCCCGTCGATGTCAGTGATCCGATCCCACTTGCAAACGCCTATTATCTGTGGGTTATATCAGACCTAGAACCGGCACAGACCGGACAGAAACCACCGCCTAGCCGTAAACGCTAGGCACTATCCGCCATGCGGGCTGCGGTTCGGACAATCTGTCATGACCCGTATTTCGCACCCTACCTAGAGCCTTCCTAGCGAAGATAACTCTGAATTTGAGCATGGCCGCTTAAATTTGGAGCGACTAATGTCTTCGCAGATTACAACTGCTTTTGTACAGCAGTATTCAGCGAACCTTCAGCATCTCAGCCAGCAAAAAGGCTCACGCCTTCGCGGAGTTGTGCGTGTTGAAGCTGTTCGTGGCAAGCAAGCCTTTTTTGACCAGATTGGTAGCCAGTCCGCCAGCGTGCGAACCACCAGAGCTGCCGACACCCTTTTGAACGATACCCCCCACAGCCGCCGCATGGTGACGTTGGCTGATTACGAAGTCGCCGACCTCATCGATGACCAGGACAAGTTACGGATGATCGTAGACCCAACCAGCAGTTACGCACAGGCCCAGGCTTTTGCGATTGGGCGGTCAATGGACGATGTCGTCATCAGCGCTG